AAGGTAGTTGAAAGAGATCCACTAGGGTTAAAAGCATTCAACGATCCCTTTTGGGATACGATGGATTCAAGTCGCATCGAACAGTTTTGGGGGGATGCATTTGTCTTTGAACAATCAAGGGTGTTGCTTCTTGGTAAACCCAAGATAGGTAAATCACATTGGCTAGGGGCATTCGCTGCATCTGCTACGACAGGCACAGAGTTTATGGGCAAGCAGTTCTCTAGACCTTTGAAGGTTATGTGGTTACAGGCAGAGATCATTCACGAGTTCTTGAAGAAGAGAATAGAAATGTATTACAGGCCTTATCATCACGACCCGGAGCTATACAACTTGGGCAAATCAAACCTGATAGCATCAGGCAGACTGAGAAAGAACATTATGAGAGATGGCGATATGGATTCGATAGCAGAAAGCATTGAGTATCATAAGCCTGACTTATTAATGATTGATCCTATTATTAACTTCTTTAGTGGTGAAGAGAACTCTAACTCAGAGATCCACGAGATGTTATCAAGGGTTGATAAACTCATAGAACTATTCAAGGTAGCAGTAATCATTGCTCACCACACAGGTAAAGAAAGGGCAGATGATTTGTCGTTCATGTCTGCTCGTGGTGGTAGTGCATTTGCTGGTTGGATGGACTCAGGTATCAAACTGTCAGGCACAAAGCCAAACGTATCATTGTTCTACGAGGCAAGAAACGCAAGAGAGCCTGATCAACACCTAGCTTACTTTGACTTTGAGCGTGGCTTCTTCAGAGTAGTAGATGCACAAGACAGTCCTGATGAAGTAGAGATAGCTAGAGTTATAGCTGGAGCAATGAGTTCGTATAAGTTCTATACAAGGCAAGACCTAGAGTTATTGGCTAGAACTGCATTGAAAGAGAAAGACCTAGCTTCAGGAGAAAGAGCAGCAAGATACGGTGTATCACATGTTCAAAAGTATCTTGGAGATAAGGTGAAGACACATAACGTACCAGGCAAGAACACTTGGTATTACTTAGAAGATAATCAAATGGAGAAACCTTGGGATAAAGATGATTAAGATATTAGATGTGTGTTCCGGGATAGGAGGATTCAGCCTTGGACTAGAGGCTACAGGTGGTTTTGATACTGTGGCTTTTTGTGAGTATGATGAATTCTGTCGTAAAGTATTAAATAAACATTGGCCTGACGTGCCAATATATAAAGACCTAAAGGAGATTGGAAATGAACCAACAAGACTTATTCAAGAATTCGACCTCATCTGTGGAGGAATCCCCTGTCAACCGTTCTCCCTCGCCGGGAAGCAAAAAGGCAAGGAAGATGACAGACACCTCTGGCCGTACATGTTTAAAATTATTAAGCACAAAAAACCCACTTGGGTCATTGTCGAAAACGTTGGTGGCTTCGTCAACGTGGCACTCGATGATGTGTGTCTTAACTTGGAAACCGAAGGTTACGCCACGCAATCGTTTATTATTCCAGCTTGCGGTGTCGAAGCTCCCCACCGTAGAGATAGAATCTGGATCATCGGAAAAAATGTGGGCAACACCACAGACAATGGACGGACTAAGAATAAACCAAGTAAGGAAGAAGGAAGAGTTATCGGACAAAGCGAAGAAGGGAGGGTGCTCGAATCTGAGGGAGCAAGTGATGGAAGAGCCTCAGATGTGGATGACTCCAAGCGCAACGAACATATCGAAGAGATCAGAGGAGGGGATGGAGAAGAGAGAGAAGATGAGAAACGACAGGGGGAGGAAGACAATACCTCCAGGATCTCTAGCGGAGCAAGTGGACTACGGGTATCCGATCAAGGACATGAAGGAAGCGGACATGTGGCCGACTCCGGCAGCGAGAGACTACAAGGACACGGGGGAGAACACGGACTACGAGAAACTAGCGAAGAAGAGCAAGCTGTCAGGGGCAGTGAAGAGCAAGATGTTTCTAACTCCGGGGGCGAACGAGGACGCAGCGGGCAAGCCGACAGGCAAGATGCAGAGGATGTTGGGGAACTCACCGGAAGTCAGGAACACGGGGAGGGGAACGCTGAATCCAGATTGGGTGGAATGGTTGATGGGATATCCTCCAGGTTGGACGGACATTACGGATTTGAAGTAGAACCCGACATCCCAAGGGTCGCAGAGAAGATCCCTGATCGAGTCAACAGACTCAAAGCATTGGGTAATTCAATCGTGCCTCAGATCATTTATCACATAGGCATGGCTATATTAGAAGAGGAGAGAAAATAATGGATATAGAAATAGAAAAAGGTATACCTATACATAATTATTCTAAAAAAGCTCAATATGATGACCTTATATCACGTATGGAAATAGGCGATTCTGTATTGATGAAATCACATACTGATGTTGATCAATTTCGAGACGCAGCAAAAAGACAAAGTAAAAAGGTATCTGCGAGAATAGCCAAGGGCGAACCTGGTTACGCTTTTAGAGTTTGGAGGACAAAATAATGTTACCGAAAGAGTATCAAGAATATTTTGACAACATGATGTCCAGAATGGACAACGCAAAGGTTCACAAATGCCCGGAGTGTGGTGAATCTAATTGGGGTATGACTATAGAACCTAATGTATCTTTAGTCTGTAACAACTGTGAGTATTCATATGTAGATGATCTACTGAATCGTATGATCGTACCGTACTTGCCCAAGACACAAAAAGAATATGAGGAACAGAAAAAGAATAATCCTCTTGTTCATTTAAGTGTTTTGAGCAAAGTGTTTAGATGTTTAGGAAAGAAGGAGAAATAATTATGCTTAAAAAAACAGGACGTAAAAAAATTACAAAAGCTGGAAGAACAGCTCAAGATAATTTTATTAAACACGGCATTAGAAATATAGACGATCTGGATAAAAACTCTAGAACTTATAGAAGACTTGTAAAGAAAGGAAAAAATAAAAGTGTATAAAAAGTGCATAAATGAGTGCGTAAAGTATGTCGAAAAACGGCTGTGCAATGGCGAAAGGGCGAATTGCACATGCACCCCTGAAAGGTGCATCCTTAAAGGATTCTATAGGGTGTGCGGTTGTGCAGTTGCACATACCTGCACATATGCACATGCACCTCTGAAACCCTTGATTTTACTGGTACGTGCAGCTGTGCGCATGTGCATCTCTATAGAGAACTATAGATGGGTGGCTAAACGCACCCAATCTTTGATAGAGATAGGTTCTCTTAGATATACATATATGTAACAATAAATACACATAAAATAACTAATTATGGCAAACAAAAAATTAACTAAGAAACAGGAAAAATTTGTGGACTTGATGGTGTACCAGGATTACAACCAGACTAAGTGCGCTCATCTTGCTGGGTATGAGAATCCCGGAGTAGCAGCAACCAGGTTGTTGAGCGATCAACAGTATGCTCATGTGCAAGCTAGGGTGAGAGAGTTGAAGGCCATACAAAGAACGAAGAATGAAATTACTTATGAAGGGATTGCGAAGAAGTTAGGAGAGATTAGAGATGTTGCATTGGCGGACGGGTCATATGGTCCAGCAGTTACGGCAGAGATAGCTAGAGCTAAGCTCGCCGGGTTGATGGTAGATAGGAAGGAGCTGAAGATACATAAGATTGATAACATGAGTAGGGAGCAGTTAGAGGTAAGGCTACAGGAGTTGGTGCAACAGAATCAGATTGTTATCAATGGGGAGGTAGAAGTGGTTAAGGAGGAAATGGTAGAAGATGTTATTGAAGATGAGGATGTGGAGGATGATCTGGAGGAAGAAACTAATCTTCTTGAAGAATCCGGTTAAGTTCTTCAGTAGATTTATCTAACTTGCGTTTGCAAAAGGCTTGGATCTTCATACCTTTCTCAAATTCTTTCATTGAATCTTCAAGACTTAGATTCCCAGACTCTAGTTCCTTGACTGTTTTTTCTAACTCTTGAAGTGCTTCTTCGTATGTTGGCTCTCTCATGCGAGCCAATCATAGCATTAGTTTATTTAAGTTTGAAACCTACAATGTATCCATGAATCATTTTGATCTTGTAACCTTCCTCGATCATTTGCTTGGCTTCTTTGTTATTTTTTGTCAGTCTTGCGTATCTAAATTTAGATTTGCGTTTTGCGACCATGCCATTGGCCTCCAATGGGCATTCATTTTTCCATTTTTCTTGTAGCCTAATTAAGTTCATTCTGTCCTCCATATTCTGTAAGTACCATCAGCTTCTTTTCTAAAAGTAAACTTGCGATCCTTAAAATTTCTAGTGTAGAAGTTTCCTCTAAATCTATAAACTTCTTTTTTGGTTAATCCAGGTATGCTATCACCGACATCTAGTTTATCTAGAGTATCAGTGAAAGCGTTGTACGCTTTGCGTGTTGGAATATTCTTTTCTATTTTGAATGACATTTTCTCTCCTTGTTATTGATTTTCATTCTGGTGTATCAATCTTGCTAAAAACCATCTGGCTTTTTTCAAATCTTCAACACCATTCTTTTTTTCATATCTCCAGATGTATTTGATAATACTTCCTTTGAGATAACCTT